GAAGAGAACTCAAACGGAAGTATAACATCAACAGTTTCAGCTTCAACTACATCAGGATTTAGTGTCGTCAAATGGACAGGGAGTGGTTCTAACGCGACTATCGGACATGGGTTAGGGGTGGCTCCAAAAGTTGTCATTACGAAATCTTTAGCCGCTTCACAAGAATGGTGTGTTGGAAGTGATGTTCTTGGTTGGGGAAATTATCTTTTCTTAAATGAAACTTCTGCTTCACAAAGTGGTTCAGTTTATTGGCAAAGTACAGCACCAACTTCAAATGTATTTAGTGTTGGAACTGCCGGACCAACAAATTCATCAAGTGGTGATTTAATTGCTTACTGTTTTACAGAAAAATCCGGTTTTTCAAGATTCGGTTCCTATACAGGGTCTGGGTCTGGAAATCATATTTATACAGGTTTCAAACCAGCTTGGCTTATGGTGAAAAAAACTTCAGGAACTGATGCTTGGATTATAGTAGATAACAAAAGAGATGTAGATAATCCTGTAAGTAATTATTTATTAGCTAATTCTAATGCCCAAAATGCAAGTGGACTCACGTATGATTTTTTATCTAATGGTTTTGCATTTAATGATTCATCACAAAATACTTCTAGTGCAACATACTTTTTTATGGCTTTTGCAGAACACCCATTAGTATCTAGCAACGGAGTTCCAGCTACAGCAAGATAATGAAATTATCAAAAAACTTTTCTTTAGATGAATTAATTAAAAGCCAAGTTGCTGAACGGAAAGGTATTAATAATAATCCATCACCAACACAAATAGATAATTTAAAATTACTTTGTGAAAACGTGTTACAACCTGTTCGAGACAACTTTGGAGTAGTCAATGTTTCTAGTGGCTTTAGAAGTGCTGAACTTTGTATTGCCATAGGTTCTTCAGTAAATTCTCAACACGCAGACGGACAAGCTTGTGACTTTGAAATATTTGGAAAAGATAATGAAGAAGTTGCAGATTGGGTATATCGTAACACACCTATTGATCAATTAATTTTAGAATTTTACAAAGGCAAAGATGAACCAAACTCAGGTTGGATTCACGCATCATACAATCCTAATGAACAAAGAAAACAATATTTGATAGCATATAGAGAAGATGGTAAAGTTAAATATAAACCTAAAATATTATAGGAGATAAAATGAAACTAACTAAGAAGCAAAAAAAACTTCCAATGGCTTTACAAAAAGCTATTATGAAGAAAAAGAAGAAAACTAAAAAAAGGAGATAACTATGCCATATCATACAGGACATGGAATGAAGAAGAAAAAGAAGAAGAAGAAAAAAGGTAAAAAGAAAAGATAATGGTAAAGGTCGCATCAATAAAGAATATTATTAAAGACCTTACACCAAGACAACAAAAGACCATGCGATCTCATGCTAGACACCATACACTAAAACACATGAGATCAATGGCAAGATTAATGAGTGGTGCTAATGGTAGAAAAAGAACATTTGCACAAGCACACACTATCGCAATGAGGAGAGTTGGTAAGTGAGTGGATTTACAACAACAGCTACTTTAGCTGAAATGATTAATAAAAGATCAATGAGAAAACGGAGAAGAAGAAGTGGCAAGAAAAAGAAAAAGAAGAAAAGTAGCAAGAGATAAAGAACTTGATCTGCCTAAAAAATATTTATCAGGACTCAAAGGTAGCAAAAGATCAGCTAGAGCAAGTTTAATAAAATCTATGTCAGCTTTGTATAAATCAGGTGCAAGAATACCAGCATCTATGTTTAGGGCTAGGAGAAAATAATGGCAGTACGAAGACGACCTTTATCTAAACAAGTTATTTCTACACTAAGAGCAAAAGCAAAAGGTAGAAAAAATATAACTCTTGGTATGCTTAAAAAAGTATATCGTAGAGGTCAAGGTGCTTTTTTATCTGCTGGTTCAAGACCTCGTACTTCTATGGCAAGTTGGAGTATGGGACGCGTGAATTCCTTTCTTCGTGGCAGTAGAAAACACGATCTTGATTTAAGAAGAAAAAGACGTAAAAGGTAGTTATGAAAAAAAACTTTACAACAAACGAAAAGTTTATTGAGATTGATGGAAAGATAAAACTTATTCATCAAAAGATTCATATTATCGAAACAAATCATCTCAAACATATGCAAAGAGATATAGATAGAATTTTATATGTTATCTATGCTGTTGCAGTAGCCGTTATCTCCCAATTCCTTTACATTATCTCTAATTAATAGTACAAGTAAAACTTGTATGACTCACAAAAGAATTTTAGTAATTTCTGATATGCATATTCCATATCATCATAAAGATTCAATAAAATTTCTGAAAGAAATAAAAAAACAATTTAAACCTGACACAGTTATTAACATAGGTGATCTCTTAGACTTTCATGCAATAAGCTTTCATTCTACTGACCCTGATTTATTTTCTGCTGGTCATGAACTGCGTGAGGCAAGAAAATATGTAAGAGAGTTAGAATCTTTGTTTCCAAGAGTGACAGAAGTAGATAGTAATCACTCTAGCTTAGTTTATAGACGAGCATTGAAGTTTGGAATGAGTAAAGAGTTTTTAAGAGATTATGGAGATTTTTTAGGAACAAGAAATTGGAAGTGGATTGATGATTTAACTATCAAAATGTCAAATGGTCAAAAATGTTTTTTTACACATGGCAGATCAGCAGATGTTTTAAAAGTATCTCAAACAATGGGTATGTCAGCAGTACAGGGTCATTATCACACAAAGTTTTTAGTAAGCTGGTGGGCAAATCCTGATAACTTATTTTTTGCAATGAATGTAGGTTGTTTAATTAATCAAAAGTCTATGGCTTTTGCTTATGCTAAAAATTTTAAAACAAGGTTCATTTTGGGTTGTTCTATAATAATTGATGGAATACCTAAACTACTGCCATTAGTATTAAATAAAAAAGGTGATTGGATAGGAAAGATAGTATGACGGACTTTAGCAATGATCTCACACACCACGAAAAAGGGTGCTGTAAAGCCCATAGATCAACGGAGAGTGCCTTAGATCGTCAGGTTGGTGGGGAACATTACAAGAACTTTAAAATACAACCAATAGAATTTATTACAGCAAATAAGCTTAGCTTTATACAAGCTTCTATAATTAAGTACATCTGTCGTTTTGACCAAAAAAATGGTAAAGAAGATATTGATAAAGCAATACACTATTGCCAATTATTAAAGGAGTTAGAATGTGGTTAAGTGCAATTAAGATAGCAGTACAAGCTGGTTCAAAAATATATTCAAATAGACAAAAAGCTAAGATAGCAATGTCTGAAGCACAATTACTTCACGCAGAAAAACAAGCAAAAGGTGAGGAAGCTTATCAGGGCAAACTTTTAGAAGCTAGGCAAAACGATTACAAAGATGAGGTAGTTTTATTTATATTAACACTTCCAATTTTAGTCCTTGCTTATGGGGTATTCTCTGACGATGCTGAGGCGATGGCTAAGATAAATCTTTTCTTCGAGCATTTTCAAGCACTTCCTACTTGGTTCACTAATTTATGGATTCTTGTAGTTGCAAGTATTTTTGGAATAAAAGGCACACAGATATTCCGAAACGGAAAAAAGTAATTTAATTAAATCTTAAATATCTATATTGTGAAGTATGGCACAAGATATAGATTTTGTTATTACAGAACTTACAGTAGATATTACAACAGCTAGTAATATTGGTAGGGCAAGTTTTATATTTATAGATCAGACTCCACATTTTCCAAAAGTAAGTAGCACCTTAGAGCAGATCAAGCAAAGAGATGATGCTTATGTTACTAATTATAGTATTGCCACAACTGAGATCACAGAACATACTGATCTTACCGGTTTAGAATATACTAAGCACTAAGCAACAGATATACATAGAACACTAGCAAACTAAAAAAAGTAAAATAAACAAAAGTCTTTGCTATTATAGACTTCCAATTAATTTTCTCTTTTTCTCTTTGATAATGACCATTGTTATCTAAGTATAGTTTTGTCATTCATCCCTCTTGTTTATTTACTAAATTTGAATCTCTTTTAATTTCTGTTTGTTTAAAGCTTATATATCTGTCTAAATTATTATAGTGGTATCTAGCCGATATAAGTTCTTTTTCTGCTTTTGCATATTGTTTAACTATATCTGTATATTCTTTGTCAGTTCTTGCTTTATGTTCTGCTTCAACAACAGATTTACTTTCAAGCTTATGTTTCAATACACATTTACTAAACATAGCTTTTTTTCCCTCATCTAAAATTATAACTTTTTCTTGCCAAAAAGACCAAGCTTTAATCGCTTCTTCTAAATGTCTATAAGCTGTAATACTATTTAGATTCATATATTCATTATTCATAATTTTTTATCCCATTCCTCTTTTGTCATTGTTGGTTTATGTTTATTAAATTGACCAATAAAAAAATAATAAAAAGAAGCATATAAGCAATACAATGCTAATATGAATATGTAAAATCTTTCGGTCATTCTTCTATGGATAATCATAAAGACTTTGTATAAGTTCTTTATCATCTTCTACTTTGTCTTTAAGTTTTTTGTTTTCTTCTTCTAATCTACTTATTCTTGTTCTTAATTGACCATTAATAGTTTTGTGCGATTTGTTTATAGTTTCAAGTCTATCAATAGTATTTTGTTGGTCTTTCC